ATAAAGATGCTTCTGTATTAAGTGTAAAAATGACAGATTTATACAGAAAAATCATAATTATTTGTGATTTTAATCCCGAACCTAATATTATTATAAATCCTAAATTAGTAAAATTACAAAAGTATATTAATTTAAAAGGTAAAAGCTTGTATTGTAATACTTATAGATATAATGATATAGTTGCTAAAGACGGCACACCACAATTTATTGAAGATACAAAAAGAAAATTTACAATTGTTTTACCAAATTTAGATAATTCAACAAAAAATTTTGATAGTATTAGTTCTTTTGTACATGGATGTCAGGCAATTTGTATGAAGCATCAAAATTTAGATAGTAATTTAATTGGTTATAACAAACAATTTGAACTTGTTGGAATATTTTCTTGGAAAATGAAAGAACCAATATTAATAAATATAGCAGCCGCACCTCTTGCTACTCCACCAGGAGTTGGATTAAATACTTATTCAAGCTCAAGTATTACTACTGGTTTAATTGGTCGAATTACAGGAGGAGGTGGAGGCGCTAGCCAAACTGGAGGTGCTAGCCAAACTGGAGGTGCTAGCCAAACTGGAGGCAGTAACCAAAATGGAGGCGTAAGCAGTGGTGCTGGTCCATTCCCTACTATGGGTAGTGGCGGTACTGGCGTTCCAGAAGGACATGAATATTAAATAAATTTTTAATGATTTATTAAAAATTTTAATAATATATAATTATATATATAATATACAATTATATGAAAGAATCATATGAAGAAAAAGAATTGAAAATATTAAGAAATGCCATAGATAATGCTACATATATTATTGGAAAAAAATTAGTCCAATCAGATACTATTAAAAATATTATAGAAATATTAGAAACCTTTTTACGAACACACAAAATATTATGTTATGGTGGAACTGCTGTAAATAATATATTACCAGAACAATATAGATTTTATAATAAAAATATTGAAATACCAGATTATGATTTTTTTTCACCTTATGCTATGGAATATGCGAGAGATTTAGCAAATATATATTATAAAGCAGGTTATGAAGAAGTAGAAGCAAAATCAGGAGTTCATAGTGGAACATACAAAGTATTTGTAAATTTTGTACCAATTGCTGATATTACTTTATTAGACAATAAATTGTTCCAAAATGTTTCAAAAAAAGCAATAAAAATAAACGGAATTAATTATTGCCCACCAAACTTTTTACGTATGGCAATGTATCTTGAATTATCTCGCCCAATGGGGGACGTATCTAGATGGGAAAAAGTCCTTAAACGGATTAGTTTGTTAAATAAAAATTATCCATTAAAAGGTTTGTTATGCGATAAACAAGATTTTCAAAGAAAATATGAAGGGAAACAAGAGGACCAAGCAGCCATATATGAAATAACTAGAACATCATTTATTAATCAAGGTTTAGTTTTTTTTGGAGGTTACGCATCAACTTTATATAGTAAATATATGCCATATAAAGAAAGAAGACAAGTTTCCAATATTCCAGATTTTGATGTATTAAGCGAAAACCCTCAAGAAAGTGCTACTATTTTAAAAGAACAATTAATCTATGAAGGTTATAACAATGTAAAAATTTTTAAAAAACAACCAATTGGTGAATATATTGATGTTCATTATGAAATTATTGTAAATAATGATGTAATAGCATTTATTTATAAACCTACTGCTTGTCATAGTTATAATTTAATAAATATTAATGGACAAAAAATAAAAGTAGCATCAATAGATACCATATTAAGTTTTTATTTAATATTTATATACGCAAATAGACCTTATTATGATGAAAACAGATTATTATGTATTGCTGAGTATTTATTTAAAGTTCAATTAAAAAATCGTCTTCAACAAAAAGGGTTATTACGAAGATTTAGTGTATTATGTTATGGTAAGCAAAAAACATTAGAAGATATGAGAGAAGAAAAAGCCAAATTATATGCTAAAATTAAAACAAACGAAATATCACGTAACTCAAAATTATATAATTTGAATTTTTTTAGATATATACCCAAAGAACATTATAGCACATTAAATAACTCAAAGAAAAATAACAAACATAGTATTAAGCATACAAAGAAATATAAAAATTATTAAATATTATATATTTTATATTTTATAAAATATACATTTACCCTCTTTTATTGTTTTTGCCAACTTATATTTTTTACAAAAAACCTTTCTAGATTTTAATTTTATAAAATCTGAACTATTAAAACGCTTTAGTCTTTGACTTAAATTTTTTTTAGTAAAACTTTTATTTACATAATCAATAAAAGGAGAAAATAATTTTGTATTGTTTATTTCTGGGTGTCCTTGAAATCCAAAAAATGGATATTTTTTGTGTTTTACTATATCTATAAACTCCTTATTGTTTTTATCTAAACTAGTAGCAATAACTTCATAATTTTTATTTTTTTGTTTTCTATATTCTCCTAATCCTAATGCTAATGAATTATTATGAACTAATTTTTTAGTTTTGTTAAAATACTTTTTATATAATTTTCCTATTTTATTATTGCTAAATTGTGGTATTGTTTTATAATTTGAATATGAGTTTACATTAATAAAAGTATTGCTAATATTTTTTTTTGTTAAATTATAATTTTTTTCAATTAAAATCATATTTTCATAACCATGACATATTGCTAATATTGGTATTGGTCTATTATTATTAGCAAGAAATTTAACTTTTTTAACTATATATTTTTGTGTTAAAAAATGTTGCTTTATAGAATTATTATTATAATAATTACCTATTTGACTCCCTGGAAATAATATACCATTTAAGTTAGATACTATTTTATTTAATTCTAATTTTTTAATAGTATATGGAATTATAATATAATCAATAGAATTTTGTTCTAAAAATTTAATTAAATTTTCTTTTAAAAATATTTCACTTGAATTATTATTTTTTATATAAGGTGTTGCTAAAATACCTATTAATGGTTTAGTTTTAATCATGCTAATAGTATTACTACTATTAGCAAATATATTTACATAAGTTAATGAAAAATTTATTTATTACTAGTAGTACTAGTTATTTTACAATGATTTTTTAAATAATTATTAAAAACCATAACCAATAATGCTTACATATTATTATAAAATGCATAAAAATATATAAAATGTATAAAATTTATATATTTTTTTAAATTAACTAATAACTAATAACTAATAACTAATAACTAATAACTAATAACTAATAACGTATGTTTATAATCTTGGGAAACCAACCAAATTAGCACCAATACCAAAACCAGCACCTGATCTAGCACTTACACCCATGGTAGGAATAAAAGTATCTAATATAGAGAATGTGGCAGCCGCCATTAAAGCAATAATAGCAATTTCTTCCATTTTTAATGGTTTTTGTGGAATGACAAAAGCAACTATTGCAACCATTATACCTTCAATCAAATATTTCACAGCTCTTTTTACTAATTCACCCATACTGAAATTCATTTTGTTTTATAATAATACTAAAGAAAAAATTTATATTTATACACAAATTATATTAAATTAATTAAATTAAATTAAATTAAATTAAATTAAATTAAATTAAATAAATTAAATTAAATAAATTAAATAAATAAGATTTAATTAAATTTTATAAATTTACCTAAATAATTAATTAAAGTTAATAATTTGTGTATTTAAAATTTGTTTTTAAATATAATGTTTAATATAATGTTTAATATAATGTTTAATATAATGTTTAATATAATGTTTAAATAAAATACTTAAAATTATATTAAAATACTATTCTATAAAATGTTTAATAAAAAATCTTCTAAATCTTCTAAATCTAAGGATAAAGACAAAACAGAAAATAATTTAGAAAAAGCAAAATATGTAGATTTATTAGATGAAGATAAACCTATAAGCGGTCAAAAATATGTATGCTTAAGTTTTATTTCTCCTGAAGACCATATTAAAAATAAAGAATTATTTTATTTTGAAAAATTCTTAAAGAACTTTGAGTTTAAAAAAACTTTTGAAAAATATACTCAATTTTTGAGTTTTTTAGCATATAAATATAATTTAGATTTTAATAAATTAACAAAAGATATGGAAGAGTTTGTAGAAGAGGAAAAAGAGAATCTATTTTTAACTACTTTAGATGATGAATATAAAACATTTATTGATGCTAAAGAAGAAGCATTACAAAAAGAATATAATGAATTACATCAATTTCAAACAAATACAAGAGGCATTAAGGTACGTGGAGTATTCGGTTCACAAGAAGAAGCAGAAATGAGATGTAAGATGTTAAGAGAAATAGACCCGAATCATGATGTTTACGTTGGTGCGGTTGGTATGTGGATGCCTTTTCACCCAGAAGCATATAAAACAGGACGTGTTGAATATTTAGAAAAAGATTTGAATGAACTTATGAGTCATAAGAAGAAAAATGATGAAATATCTAAGGAGCAATTTAAAGAACGTGTAAAAGAAAGTAAAAAGAAAGCAATTGAAGAAAATATTGCTAAAGCTCGCAAAGAAGGCAATAAATTAATGCAAACAATAGACGAAGAAGGTAATTTAATAAATGCAGATAAAATGGATGTTCCTGGTAAAAATTTGCTTTTTGGTGACAAAGAAGACGATGATGTATCTACTGCTGATTTACGCAAAGAATTATTTGAGGCTGAAGATGTTATTGTAGGAAGAAAGAAAGATAATGATCATGGTTTAGGGGAGCTATTAGAAAGACAAAAAGAACGTGCCAAAAAAGCAACGACACAAGAAGAATCAGATAATATTGAAAATGGAAAAGAGTCTGTATCTGATTCTACTAAAAATACTTCATAATAATACTAATAATTACCGCATATATTTATTATATTTTTTAATAAATATTATAAATAAAATAAACATTATAAATATTATAAAATTATTACCATTTTGTTTTGCGTACATTAATCTTTGGTCCTTTTTTCTTATCTCTTATATTTGGGTCATACATTTCTTCTTCATTATCAGAATCTAAATTTTTACTAATTTCCCAAAATTCTTTTGAACCTAATTTAAATGTTTTATGATGGTCTGCTTTATACCAAAAAATTTGGTCTTGTAATTTATTTGATTTGGCATTATTATTTATTACTAAACATTCAAAATTTTCTGTACATTGATCCATAACTTGACAAAAACTTTCAAATGTTGGAAACATACCAGCGTAATTTTCATAAATACGTCGTCTATTTGCTATATATGGTTCGCGTAAAATGAAAACATAATCAATATTTGTACGTAAATTAGGAGGAATACCTAAAGGATATTGCATAGTAATAACAAGCATTATTTTCCAATGACGCCCATTCATAAAAAGTAAACGCATCATTTTATCTTTAGTCCAACTACCATCATATAAACAATCATCTAAAATCACAAACGCACGCGGGTCTATATTTGATTTTTTATAAACTTCTATTTCTTTTTTTACTTGCTTCAATACTGTTTTTTGCCTTTTTAAAATATTTTCTATAATCGCAGTATTGTATTCATCATGAATAAAAAGTTTTGGAACATGTTCAGCATAAAAACCATTGCCTGCTTCAGTTCCACTAATAACAGTCCCTATTGGTATATCTTGATGATAATAAAGAAGATCTCTAACCAAATATGATTTACCTGTATCGCGACGACCTATTAAAACAATAACTGGTCCCTTATTTTCATCTGGTCTAAAACTAATAGTTTTAATATCAAATTTTTTTAATTCTAATGTCATTATGTTTATTAATAATATTATATAATCTAAGATTTAACTAAATAACCTAAGATTTAACTAAATAATACAAAAAAGTAAATAAACTATTTAGTAATAGTTAGTAATATTTACTAATATTTAGTAATATTTAGTAATATTTACTAATATTTACTAATATTTAGTAATATTTAGTAATATTTAGTAATATTTAAAAATAATATTTGTGTTATAAATAAGAAAAATAAGTATTTTTAATTTATTAAATGGAATTAAACTATAGAAAAAATAACAACAAGCAACTTTTTGAAACAATTAGCAATACTGAAACTTTGAATATAACAAATATACAAAATTATTTTCCATTATATAACCAGTTTTTTGATTTAAATAGTAATAATTATAATACTATTAATCTAAATAATAGTTATAAATTAGAAGCTATAACAGATAAAATTAATTATAATAAATTTTTAGGCACAATATGTGATATATGTAATAACGTATGTAGCAAAAATATTTTTATTAAATATAGTCCATTAATAGACCCAGTTAAATATATGTTAGGAAAATATGATAATAGTTATAATATTTTAGAATTACCTAAATTTTATAATAGTAATCATATAAATAATTATAGTGATTATCACAAAAAATATAAAAAAATATTAGATCCAAATAACTCAGCATATATTGATGGTTTTTTTTCATTTTTATCTAGTTGCTTATTAAATAACTATAGTTTTTATAATGGATTAAATTATTATGGTGCATTTTTAGGAATAAAAAATAATTTTAAAGTCAATATTTCAGAAGATTTAGAATTTTTAAATGAATCTGAGCATTTTCACAAATATAGAAATAATTTATTTACAATTGAAGCAAGTGAAAAAATGAAAAATATT